GCACCGGCGTAGGTGTTGGCGGGCGTGCCAGTGAGGCCGGCGAAGGGGCTATGTGCGGCGGCACTGCTGAGCGGGTTGCCGTTCTTCACACTACTGGCAATGCCGCCGTTATTGCTGACCAAGTATTTATCGACGAACGCCCCCGGCTGAATCACGCCGCCATCATAGAAGGCGCGATGCAAGGCATAGCCCGCAGCATTAGCGGTGGCCACGTCGGCAAAATAGCCGAACGGCTCAATATCCACCTCATTGAGTGCCAGGCCATTGCTGCCGGTGCCATATTTGTAGAAGAAAGCCGGCATCCAGACCATGATCGAGCCGTCGCTGTATTGGTAATTGCCGTAGTTATCATGGAAGCGATCTTGCGTACCAGATAACTCTGTCATGCCAGCCGGCAAGGCGGAAGGGCAAATACCGACACCGAAACCGGCTTGACCGGCGATGCCAATGTCGTTGATGCCACTGCCGTTCGGTGTGCCAATGTTGATGCCATAAGGAAACGACACGGGCGAATTATCCGGGGTGACGATACTACGAGTAACAATTTGAGACATGGTAATTTCCTTTAAAAATTAAAAAACTGACCAACGGCCACCGTCTTGCACTGTCACCGTTACGCCCTCGGAGATCACGATAGGGCCTGAGCTATAGGCATTATACCCTGACGGAATGGTGGTGTCTGCGCTGACGGTAGCCGGGTTCATACGGATGGCAGGATTAAGATCGGGGTTGGCAGATAGGGCGGCAGTCCAAGCGGCTTGCGATTCGACCGCCGCGACCTGTGCAGCGGTAGCATCCACTCGCGCAGCAGAGGCCGCACTGAGCGCCGTGGCGGTGTAGCTGATGGCGGTATTCTGTGCGCCTAATGCGGTAGCCGCACTGCTAGCAGCAGCATTGGCAGAGTTTTGCGCAGCCGTTGCATTGCCTGCGCTATCTGCCAAAGCAGCAGAGGCAGCAGCGGCAGCGGCAGAGGCGGATGCAGCTTGCGCGTTGGTGCCAGACTGCAGTGCAGAAAGTTGCGCAAGTTCTTCGCTGCGCTCCGCTGCAATAGCCGCAGCCGTTGCATTGCCCGCGTTAGTGCCCGAGGTCGATGCGCTAATGGCTGCGGCTGCCGCGCTAAGTGAAGCCTGTGACGCCGCAGTCATCGCAATGGTCGCGTTACCCGTCACGTCAACAACGGTTGCCGCTGCAGCAACGTCTTCGGCAATTGTCTTTAACTCAGCGCCGAAGGTCGGCATTGCATCTAAAAATGCGCCTGCAACCGTCTCAAAATCCGGGCTACCCGGTACCGGGGCTGGGGGGAGTGGTGTGTAGATCACTGCCATGATTATTCCTTAAATTTGAACGCCGCGTACATCTATATTGACGACGGAGTGGGTAGAAAACTGCAGACCTAAATTAAAATCTTCAACAAATCCGAATACGGTAAATGGTGTGTGCTGATAGTTATCCGAGCCAATGAATACTGCAGGCGTCGCACGCAAAGCGGCTAAAGTGGAGAACGTGCGTCGGATATTGTAGTTCTGTACCATCAGCGGATAGTTGACGCGCTTTACGTAATCGCGCTGCACAAAAGTCGTTTGCCCAAATTCGTCCGTCACGATGTTGCTGTAATCCTCAATGCCTGCAGATACGCCATATTCCACCTCGCCTAGCTCAATGAAGTTACCGAGGATGAATGAGCCAATTTCAGGTATAGGGATGGCAACTGCTGGGTCAGCCCTAACAATGGCTAATGAAATAGTCATATTTGCGCGGCTGGGGAGCTGAATAAAAATGTCGGTAGCAATCTCGTAAGGCTCAATAAAAAAGCCCTTCCAATCGCTGACGTTGCGTGATTCAAGCGTGACTGCGTAAGTCATAGTCACCGACGTTGTTGTAACAACGGTTGTCAGCATAATGCCGTAAGCGTGTTCGGTGATGGTAGTTTCCGCACTGCCGTTAGTCACTGGATAAGACGCGGTAATGGTGAAGGTTTTTACTTTGTATATATCAAGTAGCGCAAGCCCATTACATCGCCCTGGGGTGAGCGTAACGCTCAAGCCGGTATTCTTGCCGACTGTGCGCGTGCTGACCTTGCCGTCGAACATTGCCCAGCGATTCAACGGGCCAGCGTCCACCCACTCTACCGAGCCCGTTGCAGGGGGCGTGGTGCTTGAGGAAATTGCAGCAACCGCCTGCCACGCCCGCAGGTTGTACGCCACCTTGGTACCAGCGGCATAAGCGGTGCCGGTTGCCCAGGCCGTATGCTCGTCGGTAGTCAAAGAATAGCTGTCAACCTCGCTAGTAAGGTTATTAAGGGGTTTGAGTATTTTTAGCATGATTACACCGTAGCTTCGAGTGGAATCCCAACCGTGTCCCACTTACGCAGAACACGGGCAGAGGATTTGGATTCTGTGGCAATCGCCGCATTCGCGGTGTTGTTGTCGCGACGTAAGAGAACAACTTCTTGGTTCAGCGCTTTGACTTCACCGCGTAGCTGACGCAGCTCCGCTACCAGTGCGGCGTTGTTGTTGTCCTCGCGCCCGTAGGTTGACCAGTCTGGCATCTGCGCTTCTACGCCCAAGTTGCCGTTGCTCATGCGGGTAAGCGGCATGATGGCTTCGGGGCCGGCTTCACCCATGATGCTGAACGGGGTGGCCTGGTCTACGATGGAGTTGGTGAATGCGCCGCCTTTGGCGAATTCTTTAACCCCATAAATTGCCGCAAACTCCTTCCATGTACCTGGTTGAAAACTATACATAGTATCCATCCAACTCATAGTAAGGCCGTTCTCTTTTAGCGCAGCAAAAATTGCCGACCAAGGCGTTTTTGCCTTTTCTTCACCTGCAATCCATTGGTGCAGCTCTAACCCTGTCATTCTGCCGCCCTTTGCACCTTGTATTACTACATCCGCGCCAGTTGAGCCTTCTACCCATACCGCCGTCGCCCCTGTGCCAGATGTGGCGGCATTAATCGCTGCGCCAGCCTCTGTTACATAGCGCGACACGCCGCTCGCCTCTGCATCGGCCACCTCGTTGATCGCTTGCTGAATTGCTGGCGTCACTTCCGTCCCTGCAGCCAACGCCTCAACTTGAGACTGAATGCTTAATTTAACTAATTTGGTGATTGGGGATCGCAGGTCGTAAAACACTTGCTCAATAGCAAGTTGCGAAGGTAAATCTAATGCCATCTTCACCTTACGGGCTAGGTCAGTGGCATCGCCAAACGCCTGAGCGCGTGCTACTTCAGAAAGCGCGTCATTCTGCGCAACCCATTCGACCGTCCTGGACAGTAACCCTGTCAGGCCAAACGCCTGCGCACGCAGCGTTTCGCTGATTCCTACTGTTGATGCAGTGAATTCCAGCGTCCGGGATAGGTCTGTCGTGGCACCGAAGGCCAGTTGTTTCGTGACATCCGTCCAATTGCTACTCTCATTCACAACCGCCGACAACGTCCGGGATAGGTTTGTGGTGCCACCGAAAGCCAAATTCTTAGTTTCTGGGTCCCAGGATGCGTCAGCAACCGCCTGAATCGTCCGCTTAATTGTTCCGGTGGTTAGTAGTGCTAGTTTTTTTTGCTCTGGGGAAAGTGAAAATGTGCCCGTGATTACCGAGATTGTTTTCTCTATTTCGCTTTTTGCCGACACCTCCAGATCAATCGAAAACTTATCTTTTAGGCTAGCCACGTTTGCATAGGTAGTTGCCGTGTTGTCTCTGATCTTGTTCAAAGCTCTTGTAACTGCCAACAAGTCAGCATCTGCCTTCGCTTTTTCAATCAGCGCAGCTTTATAGCGAGTCTCTAATTCATCAGCCGCCTTAAATTTATTAGCCCCAACACTATCCGCAATAGCCCCTTCGGCCGTGACTTTGCTAGTTGCTGCAGTCAAGGCCTTATCAGCTTCTTCTCTCTCGGTCAGTGCAGGTGGCATCGCCACAGTGCTAACGCTCAGCGAGTCGGCCACGGCAGCAACACTGCGCATCTGGGCAAACACCCGCGCCTCCGCCAAGCGGAATTCAGAGGAGGAGGTGGCAGCAGACTTAGCCAAATCAATTGCACCGCGTGCCGCTTCAGGCAAGGCTTGCATTGCCTCACTGTCCCCACCTAATGCCTTGCGAAGCACTTCACCAAATATGACATCCGGTGAGCGGGACTCGTCAATAAAAGCCCGCAAGGATTTAGCCAAGTCTTTCATGTTGTCGGCGGCTTTCTGGGCTTCCTGCGCGACTTCGATTCTTGCATCAAGGTCAAGCTGCTTAATGCGATCATCCGCAGCGATCTGAGCTTCCACGGCAGATAGGTAGTTGTCCGTGGCCTGATCACGGATTGCATCAACAGCGGATTGAGCAGACTGAGCGGCTTTAAGGGCTTCGGTATATTTGTCTGTAGCAGTCCGCAAGTCTTCAGCCGCATAGACTTGCTTGATGTAGGAAGCGGTAAGCCAGTCAGTAACACCCTTCAACTCATTCTTCAGCTCAATCTCACGCGCAAGTGCCGGATTGTTGACAATGGCAAGTCGATCAGCCCAAGAAGCTCTCTGCTCAATAGCGGCCTCCTGTGCGTTAGCAATCTCGTGAATTGCCGGGGCCATCGCCACTAATGCGTCCTTGGTAGCGCTTGCTGCCTCAGTCGATGTGTTCATGCTTTCAACTAACGCGATATATTCACCCCGCGTTTTGGGTGCCGCGATGCCAAGCGCATTGAATTGATCTGCTGTAGTGCGAGTTAATAGCGCCAATTTTTGTGCGCTGCCGTACATTATGTCTTGAAACGCGGCTTGATCTGCTCTGTGCAGGTCTGCCGCGACTTTATCGGCCTCATTTTTTTTATCAGTAGCCTCGGTTAAATCTTCCAGCAGCCAGATACTTTCTTGTAGCGCCTGGTTAGCCGGGTCTATTGCCTGCAGCTCTCTACGCCTTAACTCGACAATATTCCCCTGCAACTGCAATAACTGCGACTCCAGACCAAGCTCCTCATCCCGAATGATCTTCTTGTCTGCAGCCTCTTTATCCGCCGCCTCTTTCGCAATAACCGCCGCCTCTTTCGCCGCCGCCTCCCAACTATTCGACACCTCCGCAAACATCGGGGCCAGCCCCATCAGTGCGGCAAATGTCTGCTGCCCTGCTACTGTGGTCAGGTTCAGCCCTGCCACTACATCGCGGAATCCCTCTTTGCTTGCCGGCAGGGTATAGCCTAAATTGCTCATCGCCTGCGTCAGTTGCTGGGTCGATTCCGCAATGCGTTGTTCTTCGGTGTAAAACGCTGAGTAATATGCCGCCGTGGCAGCCTGCAGTTTATCCATGCCGCCGAACGCGTCCGCCAGGCTAGACGCCATTGCCGCGCCGCTCAGCGACACGTCAAAAAGCTGCAGATTGAGCGTGTCGATCACGCCATTAACAGCAAAGATGCTGTCATACAGCCTAGTCAATGCCGCGCTGCTGCTCTCGCCAAACTTCGTGACCGCATCTAAACCGGGGATGAGTGACGCCATGCTGTTGCCCATGTCATCAAACACCGCGCCGATCTTATCTTCGATTTCCTTGTCGGTCAGCCCCCTAAAGTCTAGCTGGATGCTGTGGGTGAAGCCGTAGATAGCGGTGGCGCTTTGTCCTAATACCTTCGCCATCAGTGCCGTTTTTGTTTGCAGGGTAGCAAATGAGTTTTCGAGCAAAGAATCCACTTGCGGGTCAAGGTCGCTGACCTTGGTTTTGTCGGAGCGGAACGTGCCACCTTTGTAATACTCGTAGTTTGCACCGAAGAATTGACCACCGCCGAAGCTGCCTGCAATGCCAGTTTCGGCGAGTTTGCGGCCAAACGTCCGGTTCACCAGGCCGCCGACCGCACCACCAATGGCTGCACCTAGCGGCCCCCAAATTGCCCCAATCGCCGTGCCCGCTGCTACTGCCGTGTTGCCAGATTTTCCAATGGCGCTGTAACCACCGCTGATCATTTTACCGACCACAAACCCCACTGCTGCACCGCCTAGCAGGGAGGCCGCAGAGCCGACCGCCCCGCCAAGTGACGAAACCGAATAGCTTCCCATACCCTGCGCATTGAGCATGGCGGCTTGCTGTGATCCAGCCATCACGGTACTGCCCATGCTGCCGCCCTGGGAGGCCATGATGGCGTAACTGCCGGCAGTGCTTCCGAGTGAAGTGAACCCGTTGGCAAGAGCCTTGTAAGCCGAATTCAAGCTACTCAGCGTAGAAAGCGAATCACTCCCGCCACCGCCAGAAGCTGAAGCTGACCCACTCCCACCTAGTCCGACAGCCCCCGCCAGCGTGGCACTAATCTGCACCGCAATGGGCTTGAGAAACGCGGTTTTCAGGTAGTTTTTAATCGTGTCAACGAAGTTCTTGCCGGCATCTTTACCGCCCTCAAAGCCGCGCATGAGGGCGTCGGATAGCATGCGCTGCATGTCATCGCTGCTACGCTGCCATACGGCGGCGGCGCGCTCCACTTCATCGTCCGGAAGATAACGGCCTTTGGTGTCGCGATAGGTGGCTTTGATTTTGCTTGCCGTCGCTTCTGCTTGGCTGCCCACTGCAGCAAATTCGGTGCCCTGATCTTCCAGCAAATCGATCTGATCTTGCAAGGTTTGCTGCAGCCATGCCGCCGTGGCGGGGTCATAAGCGGTAAATGCCAGTTTGCCGAACGCGTCATTCACGCGGCCTGAGGTCGATTCGATACCAACAGCAAAACCCTCACCCACCTGCGCGCCAATTTGCACAAATACGCGTGAGGGGGATTTAATGCCAAGCAGGTCTTTGGCCCATTCCGGCAGTTTTTTAGCTAAATCGCCGATAGCCTCCAACGGCTTGCGCATGGTGGATTGAATGCCCTGCCATAGACCGTCGATAATATCCTTACCGACTTGTAACCAATCTTTAACCGTGTTGCGGGTGTAGGCGATAGCATCTTTTAGTTTTTCGCCAATACCCAGCGCGCCCTTGAGCCCTTCGGTGATTCCGGTGCGTAACCCTTGCATCAGGTTGCCGCCGGCTTGTTTGATGGATTCCCAACTGTTTTTAATGGTCGGGATGATGCCACCCTCACCCTCAATCAGATCATAAAGCGCGCTGCCTAATGTGGCGGCCTTATCGCCGGTGATCGCCTGCACCTGACTATCTATCCAGTCATTTATGTATGTTCCAGCGACATAACCTGCAGCACCAGCGGCAGCTAGACCAAGTATCGTAAGAACAATTGGATTAGCCGCCAAAAATACAGATAACCCACTTAACGCGGTCATGATGCCGCCAATCGCGGTCACGGTTGCGCTAATGCCCAAGGCCACCGCACCGCCCACCGCCAGCCCAGCGGTACCAAAAATAATCCACTTTGCCAGTTCAGGGTGTTCGTCCGCCCAGCTTGATAACGCCGTCAGCGACTTGATGATGCCATCTAATGCGCCGCCTTCATTAGCTGATGCTTCCATATTAATTTTCATCTTGTCCACTTGCGCGGAAGATGATTGCATTACCGTGGCAAAATCCTTAGCGGCCACGCCCGAAGCGGTTAAGGCGTCCGCCTGAATCTTTTTGTAGTCATCTAAATCCTGCACCATTTTTTGCACAAACGCGCCGGCTTGCACGTCGCTAAACAGGGCGGATATTTTTGCGGCATCACCGCCAGTCAATTTTTTGATGGCGTCAGCCATGTAACCGAGATAATCGCCGCTTGCCTTGGCTTCTTCCTTTAGTTTGCCCAGGTCAACGTCCATCTTCTCGAACGCTTTATACGTCACCTGCGCGTTGAGTTTGCCTAGGAAATTGTCTAAATTGGTGGCGGCCTGCGCAGCATCACCAGTGCCGCGCCGCGCGATTTGTGCCGCTGCAGCCAGGCCAGCCAATGATTGCTTGCCGGTCATTCCTAAATTGCTAGCAGATGCCGTCAGTTTGTCGAAGAACTGCGACATATCCTTCAGCTCAAACGCCCCTGCCTTGCCGGCCTTCCCCATAATATCGAGCGATTGACCGACTTCTGAAACAGGGATTTTAAGCTGCGAGAACGCGGCTTGCGCGGAAGATGCCATGTCACCAATTTCCGCGCCGGCAGCGGTTGCTGCCTGGCCAATCGGTTTAAGCATCTGCACTGCTAATTCAGTATCCAGCCCCTTACCAATCATGTCAGAAAACGCAGCAGTAACCTTTGCCTGATTCTGATTGGTTTCGCGCGCGATCTGATTAATGGCTGCCGACCACGCTTTCACGGACTTAGCGGCGGTATCGCCAGACTGCCCAGCAGTGACGGCAATCGCATAGAGCGCTTTTTCACTCTCCACTGATTTTTCAACCAGCGTCCCGAGATCCAGCCCAAAACGCGACAACCCCGCCTGACCCGCCGCGCCCACCCCTGCCATACGCGCGCTGATATTCTCCATCGCCCGCCCAATGCTTTCGGTTTTCGCCCCCAGCGCAGCTAGGTTACGCTGTGCAGAGGTGATGCCGGCGGCGGTGCTATCAGTTGCGGTAATTAGAATGCCGAGATTTTGCTGTACCATTGCTTGCCCCTAGTTTTTTTGTTCCGCGCGTTTTTGTAATACCGCTAACGCCGCGCTTTCCATGACCTGAATTCCAGCAAAAACCTCACGGCGGTTATTCGGTGCCAGCATGTCTAGCACTACGGCCACGCCAGGGTAATTCAAGCTGCGATACGTGCCGCTCATTCCATCAATTACCCATTGAGTTTGGCAGGCAAAAAACACCTCAGCGGTTTCGGCATTTTCTGGCCAGATCTCAACATCGTCATCTGCATTGTCATCAACGACCTCTAGGCCAAACGCGGCAGCCGCTGCCGTACTATCATCGCGCGCGCCCCCGCCGGCCCAGCGGCGCGCGATGTCGATCAGTTTTTTGCTTTAGCCTTCGGGCCGTGCGACTCGATAAACGCACTCACCACAGCCGGCAACACCGGCCAAATTTGCAGCAGCTTTTCGCGGTTTTCATCAGAGAACGGCATGTCGGTGCCGTCCTCCGCTTGAATGCCACGCCAGCCCAGCAACACATCAGCGGCAATGGCCAAGTCATCAATCTCATTGGCCTGCGCGCGCTGCATCAGTTGTTTGAATTCCGGCTGAGTCAACCGCTTAAAGGTGGCGTCAAAGGTTTGCGTGATTCTACGGCCATTGTCGCCCACAATTTCAACGGGCACCGGGAAAGTGAAACGGTCAGATTGTGCAATCTTAAACATGAAATACCTTAATGAGTGAGTGAGTTTATGGATTAAAGCGCAACAATGTTAAGCTCATCGTTACCCGAGACTGGCATAAAGCGCAGGTCAAAGCCGATTAAACGGCGGCCATCCATCTCCTCTTTTTTCGGATTGCTCAATTGCACACTTGCGCCGAATGCCGTGACTTTCAGACCAGCAGCGGTGCCGATGGTAAACCCGACAGACTGTAGGGTATTTGCATTAACTGCCGTCATCAGCGAGACTTCTTGCGCTGCAGTGAGCTGCAGACTGATTGATCCGGTGGTTTCGCGATTGATGATGTGGACACTTTCGCTGCCCAACAGTGGTGTGAATTTCACGTCGTTGCCCAAATTGATCATTAGGCCCTTGCTGGGGTACGTGGTGCCGGCAGAGATAACGCCTGCGGTCAATGTGCCGCCCAGGGTGATGTCGGTGGTGGAGGTGTCGGTGATGACAACCGGAGGTCTCCAAGCGGTGAGGGTGGGCGCGGGTACACTGACGGCAGTCACACCGGCATCCAATGCGGTGAATTTAAATTTCATCAGTGGGCGCTCATTCACGCCCATAGAGAATTCCACTGTGCCGCGCGCCATTAATGCTTTGTGCAAAACACCATCATCGTAGTAGTAAATGCTAAGCGATTTTGCTGCGGTACCATCAGAGTTTGGTGCATAGCTTGCGGTGGTCACTGCAACAAGCGTTTCGGTCATGCCGCAACCCTGCAGCAGTGGGCCCCAGGCGGGTGCTGTGCCGGCGGTGCCGCTGCCAGAAATTTCGACATCGAAACTAATATCCAACGCACGCGTGCCGACAAGTTGCTCTGACGCGCCAAAATAAGGGCGAATCAAATCACGATTAACATTCGTGTAATTGATGGCAATTGACATATTGCTGACTAATAACGCATTGGCAATATTAGTCGGCACAATATCTGTGCCGGGCGTGGTTTCGATTTTAGCGAGAATCAAACTTTTGCGAATTAAGCGGGACATAAATTACTCCTTACCTTTTTTTGATGTTGGGGTGACGGCAGCTTCAGGTGCTGCAGTTTCTGGCATAGGCGGCTCTAAACGCTCGGGGTCGTAAATTGCCGGTACGGGATCAGCCGGTACGGGATCAATCTGCACAGCATCGCCGCCATATTTCCGGCGCAAACGACCGTCGGGTAATCGAACAAATTCACTCATGATAATGCCTCAATAGATGTGTAAAGTGAGCTATACGGAATGCGGTAAAGT